CAGAGGGCAGCAGTTCTTGCCATATTGTCTGACGGATGACCGTAGTCGAGACCTCGGTCTTGTATTGTTGCTCTGGCTTCGTTGAGGTAATCACGCGCATTCATGCTCTCACCTTATTGGCTTGCTCAACCTGCTGGCGAACAGCGCGGCGGCCGTCTGTGTAGCCCGCGTTAACGCCCATTGTGTAGAACCACACGCTAGTTAGTGTCCAGAGACACATAACAATTCCTATTTCATAGATGTTCATTTACTGCCCTTCTAGTGCGCCCTTCGCACCTTCTTGGCATAAGTGTTGCATAAATATCTGACTAATCAACGGTGTTTAGATAACGAAACGGTAACAATTCTCCTTCATCCATCGCGTCATCTATTGTGCGTCGGACATCAGGAAAGTCATCTAGCCCGGCCATAACGCCTGCCATGGACTACGAAAGTGCCATCTTTTTCAAGGTTAATCAGGGTAACTTGGCTATCCTCAACGATGATAAAAGCCTGCTGCCAGTTCATAGTTCCCTTGGTATAGCCAGCCTTGCGGACATCCATGAGATGACCACCTTCTACGCCACGCAGAATGCGCCCTATTTTGCCTCCAGAAGCCTCTGTGAAGGCCGATGAACCTGCGCGGTGTGTGTGGCCGCAGACTACACTCAAACCATGCCTACGAGCCGCTCCAAGGGCTGTGAGACCCGCGTTAGGGTTGATGCCCTGCTCGTCTCCATGAACTGCCACCCAGCCCTTAGCAAACGCGTAAGGCTTCTTATGGTAGGTAATACCTAACTCGTCTAAGCGCATGAAGCGTTCGAACTTCAACTCTGGCAACGCCAAGAATGCTGGGATCTTTTTCATGATCACATTGTAAAGACGATCTGTGTGATTAGAACGGATCATGTGAGCCTCTTTAGAATGCTCGACTAGAGACCAGAGAACCTCAACTGCTTGGTCTCGATCCTCGGCTAGTGTCTGCTCGTACCAGCCGGGCGTTCCGTCTGACCATCGGCTGATCTGTGGGAGGTCGATTTCATCTCCCAGAGTAACCACGCTATCTGGGCGGTATGCCTTAATAAAAGATGCAACATTACGGACAGCAACTTCATCGTGATATGGAACTTGTAGATCGGGAACGATTACAGTTCTTTTCATTCTTAATCCTCGTCATCGTCATCGTCATAGGGGATGCGGTCGGGTAGTTGTGGAAGCCAGTTAGGTGTGGGCAATATGGTTGCCGGGTAAGTTAAAGGCTCTAGAAGTATTGCTAGGGATAACTCCACAGTAAAGCCTGCTCGTCTAAGCGATTTATAATACTCATTAAGCCCGATGCAATACTGATCGAGCATAGAGTATGCCTCTAAGTCGATAGCCTTCTTACGCGCCATAATTAAATTATCGCTCTAGAAGTATGTTATAGATCTCATCGACACGCGCATTAAGTCGCTTGATCTCCGACAGTAAGTGCGTGATCACATAGCCAGCCAAGCCACCCACTATCGCAAGCGTGGCAATATAAAGGTTCAGGAGGTCTGTCTGGCTCATCGCTTCGGAGTCGCATATCCGAATACTCCAGCAAGAACAGCCCAGAGAATAGAGCGGTAATCTGCTGCGAAGTTAGATGCAGCCCAAGCCGATAAGAACGCACCGGCGGTTAAGAATGCAGGGTTTTTCATGTTCATTGTGTGCCTCCTAGTAACGGGATATTAAAGAACGAACCATCTTGATCACCCTTGATACTGAACGAGACATGCATATGATGGCGATGCTTGTTAATCCCAGTATAAGTTCGCCAGCGCCAAGCGCTCTTGGTTGAACAGATCTTGGCCTCGAATATGATGTATTTAATCCGCTTGTCGGTCTTGGCAAGGAGTCGAAGTTGATCAGCAATATCGGGCATGAGGTCTGGTTTAGCCTTACCAGAGACATCTCGATCGAGGTCGATCGCTCTAACATTCCCAGTCGATGCACAAGGTATGTGATCGCTAGTGCCGCCTGCACGATGTCGGGCATCGGCGATCCAGCCATCGGAAGCGCGATCGCGGTCTGGGAACGAGTCATCGAACTGTTCTCTTAGTTGCTGGCCTGCCTTGCATAATTTAGGCTTCATCTCTTAGCCTCTTAAACTCTAATTCACACCCTTGGCAAGTCCACTTAAACTGATGATTTAAGAATAATTCTTTATGACCACATTCAGGGCGCGGTGCAATAAAAGCATCTGCCTCTGGATCATAAGTAAAGCCAATGCCTGCATAGTTATAGCGGATATTGCTGTTGTATGAAGTCTTAACCCAAGTGCCGCCGATATTGTCCATCAACCACTTATAGCCTTCATCGCCATTAGGGTCATTGTTATCGCCTACTAAGACATTTATTACTTTATTGTTCTCGTCTAATTGCGCCCAGTGACTCATATTAAACCGCCGATTTCAAATAACGCACTATAACCAAACCTGATCCGCCTGCTGCGCCTGTTGATGTATTACAGTTCGAACCGCCGCCTGCGCCCATATTTGCGCTTCCTGCTTGACCGGCTGCTGAACCTGAACCACCAGTAGCGCCACCTAATATCGCGCCGTCTCCACCACCACCGAAGCCACCTTGTCCACCAGTTGTCGCTGTGCCGCCAGTCTTTTGTGAAGCACCGCCGCCGCCGCCGCCAAACCAATAAGTACCAGAGACATTTTCACCTAAGCCGCAAGCAGCGCCCCAAGATGAGAATGTATTTTTACCATTACCACCGAAACCAGCAGTTGCAGATGTTGCTGTGTTTCCATTGTTAGGCTGAGCACCACCGCCACCGCCGCCGTTGTAGTTGCCGCTAGAGTTAAATACACCACCACCGCCGTTACCGCCTGCGCTGCCAGTTCCGCCTGTCGTGCTTGAACCTGCGTTAGCACCACCACCACCACCAGATGCACCGTTATAGCCGTTGCCGTTGTGATTACCAGAACCGCCGCCTACTGCTGTGTAAGTACCGCCGGGAGTTACGATCGAAGTGCTTATTCCAGCAACTCCGATAACCGATCCGCCAGCGCCGATAGTTATGGCGTAAGTATTTGCGGTGAAAGTTTCTGTTGCTTGCTTGACTTCACCTGCACCGCCGCCGCCGCCGGGATAAGAAGGGAATGGATTACCAAGACCGCCGCCTACTCCGCCGCCGCCGATAGCAAGATAGTCAATATCTAAAGACCCGCCAGTTACGGTTAAAGTACCGTTACCAGTAAAAGCGCGATAATAATAAGTTGCATCTGAATACAGCGTTCCGCCAGTTACGGTTGGCTTAGGAACTGCTGCACCGCTTAGACAACTTGCTATCTGATTAGCGATCATTAGGCTATCGCACCCACGATATACCAAGTATTAGCCGCAGTCTTGATGCAGGCTGCTGACTTATATTGTGCAAGAGTCGGACTCGCTGCTACTGTGCCTGCTGAAAGAACTGTGGTTGTGCCGGGCGTTACCGCCGAAATTGTGCAAACGCCAATTCCCACATTTAAAACTGTAAGGACTGTGCCGATTTCAAAGTTCACCGAGGCATCGGTTGGGATCTTAAAGGCGATAGCAGTTGCCTTGTTCATGATCTCTAGGCTCTGATACTGGTCTGCTAAAACTGCTGTGTAGTCGGCTGTGTTAGCCGCGCCTACTGAGAACGATGTAAGACCGTTATACATAGCCGCGCTTAGGACATCGCCTGTGCTTGCTGGGAAACCTGTTGCCATTATTTTCTCCTAATACGCCATTATGCTAGTGCCGATTATACCTGATACATCGCTTCCGATGATGAAGCCCTCGACTATAGGTTCGAGAGTTGTAACTGTTACGCTCATGGCATTTGGCGATATGTTCCATGAGAAGCCTTGTGCTTGTAGTGTCTTAACGATCGTTGAGCCATCTGGCTGAACATTCGTAATCTTTAAGGGTTGGAAGTAATCGAAGTCCAACATGGTCGCAGTTGGTACATCTGGATCGAGCAGATCAACCGTCATCGCATCTATGCGGATCGTGGTCTCTTTACGAGTTGCGACATATATCTTGGCGATATTGAGAGTGTCTGTATCCGTCTGGGCTACGAGGTTATTCTCGTTTAACTGGTGAGGGAAGTACTTGGCGATCGAGGCTGAGTCCTCTGATACCTGCTGAGTGCCACCCACGCGAGTCATACCAGCGCTGTTGATGATCAACTTATCATCGAAGGCGAAGGTGAGGTTGCTGTAAGGAATGCCAGTAGTCTGATTAAACTCGATCGGAGTATCGCCATACTTCTTGATTACATTGGTGCGGTTTAGGAATACCGCTGTGCCTTCATCGTTAATAAAGAACGCGCCCTGCTCTGAGAACTCTGCGTTCTTTAGGGCATCGAGGGCTGTGCGAGAAGTGCCGGGATCTGCTATGCAAGTTGTGTTGCCTGTGTCGATGGTGCGCATGGATGCTGGCCATTGGACTTGATCGAGGATCTTGTTTATTCGTGTGCCTGTGTCCTGCCCGGCGGTTGCGCTTGCGACTGTGGTGATACCAGCCTGCTGCATAAGTCTAAAAGCATCTGAACAGATAATATCGACATAACCTATTTCCTGCCCCTGTGGGTAGGTGTACTTATAGTCTGTTGTATAGCCAGAGAATAAGAAGTACCCAACTCCTCCGACTGTTGCAGAGATGCGCAACTTGCGTAGTGGAGTGAGGAAGCCGAAAAACTCAGAATTTACATTTTGTGGGTTGAATGTGCCGTCTGGGTCTATAACTCTAACGGTTGCTGAGCCAGCCTCGAAGGTATCGCGCATAATGTTGCGCCCACGCTTGATGCTTATCTGGCGAACATTGGGAGTTAGGTCAACTGTTGGTTCTGGAGTAGTAGTCGAGGCTAGTGTACCTACGCCTAACTTGCCATACTCAGGATCGCCAATAGTAAAGGGATACCCGAAGGTAGCACCAGAAGTAAAGTCGAATGAG